TTTCAGCAAACATGTTTTCTTCATTGAATCTTAAAGCTACTTGAGTTTTAAATTGTGGATCATCTACAAACTCTGGATATTTTAAACAGATTTGTAAATACAATGGCTTAACTAATATTTCTTGGAATGTAGATCTTAAACGCTTGATAAATTTACCAAACTTAATCTCATCTCTAATCATACCATCGGCTGCAAGGTTAAATTCCCCACCACCATCTTCATATAAGAATCTATTAAATGGAATCTTAGATACGTGTTTTAATTTATCTGAGAAATATTTAAGTGCTTCAGTATCATTTAATTCTGGACCTTCACCTCCAAGTGTTTCTATTTCTGGTGAATCGCCGTCTTTAGAAGGTAACCAATATTCTTTACTAAACTGGAGCATTGGTTTACCATCAGTTGAAAGAGAAGCTGAGTCCCAATCGAAATCTACTTGTTCTTTATAAGAATTCATAAGTTGAGAAAGTGATTGCTTCGCTCTTGTTTTAGATTTACCACCAACTGGGATAATAAACTTCATTCTAAATGAAGCATTGGTAACAGACCAGATCACTCTAGTGTGTTCCATAATTCTAAGTAGGTTAAATGCTCTTACTAATCTTTCTAAGTAAGAGACTCTAGATGCTGTTGTAATAGACGAATAAGATACGTATATAATTTGTGAATCGTATAATTTTCTTTCTTTTACTGGATCATCTTTATATTGTACCCAAACCTTTTTACCATCTTCCGTATTATAACCTGGGATTAATGTAACAGGATCAAGTTCTTTAAAACCTATAATTTCTTTTTGGTCAGGGGAATAAATTATTTCAAATGCCAAATAACCATCTATCAAGAATTTTCTATAATAGTACCACGCTGATTGATCTTCTGTAAAACCAAAATAGTGATAGATTTGTCTAAAGTATCTGTTAAGATCTTTGTTTACCTTATCAGATATGTCAAGTCCTAATACTTCAGGTTGAGCGAAGAAATTCTTTTCATCATATACGATAGTCTCATCACATAGAATATCTAAAATATCTTCAATTTCATCATTGGTTGAGAATCTTCTTAATTCATCTCTTTTTGTTAGATAATCTTTATCAAAGAATGGAATATTCTTCTTAAGATTAATGTCGGTCATGGACATGGCTGCGAATGCACCGTAGATGTCGTCATTGTCGTATCCAAATGGGTTCATTTCCCCATACCCTATTTGGGCTTCCATTGGACCGATGGCTTGTGACTGTCTAAGTACTAGATCATCATAGCGCATACCGAAACTACTCAAGGTTTTAAGTGCACTTGAGAGGCTAAACGGTTTTGTATTGACGCTCAATGGCCCGTTTCTTTTATCTGTAAATCCTGCCATACTTTTTAATTTATGTTATGTTTTATATATCTCATTTCTTTAAGTGGTTTCTAAATGCTTCCTGGATCTTGTTCAAGTCGCTACCATTAATGTCTGCAAAGTCTAAAATCGCTATTTTGGCCCAACTTTCATAAGACACGACCTTTTGATTTGATTTAAGATTTGGAATGTATTGTCTGATTGCAAAATCGAAACCATACTCTTTTAGAAATCTCTTTGCACCTTCATAAGTGAACTTAAGCTCACTTTGTTTTTTTGCGTTATCTGCAGAACCACCTTTCTTTTGGTTTTCTATTTGACCTTTCATTTGTTCATAAACAAAATCTAGTAAGTCTTCTTTTATATTAGGTGGTAATAAGTTTAAATTTATACCACAGTCATTTCCAAAATCAGTTGGATCTAATGCTAATACAACTGGATTGGCATCAAACCATGCTATTCTGTCAATGTGTTTGGGTTTTTTATATTCAAAAACATATATCTTTCCTGGTTCAAATGGTCTACGAGTATCTGCAATACTTTTTGTTTTACCCTTATCAAACCATTTTTTAGCCTCATTGATGGCTTTGCCTTTATTACCAGCTGATTTAAATAGTTGCTTTATGTCTTTTTTGATTTGACCCATTATTTAAGTGACTTTTCTGTAAGTACGATAAATCTCCAACCCCTGTTTTCTGACCAGGCTCTGGCATACTTATATTTATCCATATTCTTGACATACTGCTCAGCTAAAAACTTATAGGATTTAATAGCTCCCTTGCTTCTCTTTTTTGGTGGTTGTGGTTTTTTAATTTGAGCTTCTGGTTTTATTTCAACTAAAAACTCTTCGAATCCATCTTCAGTTTTAGTTTTCATATAAAAGTCAGGATAATATTTATGCTCTCTTTTATCAAAAGACCAGATATACTTGATTTCAACTGGCTCACTTGCCCATTTTACAACATTATCTTTAGTGTCACACATTATCATAAACTTTCTTTCCCAAGAGGATCTGTATATTATTGGTGTTGGACCAACATATTTTTCTGGATTCGTTGGGGTAAAATATCCCTGTACAAATCCTGAATTATTAGTTGGTCTAACATTTTTTATTGACATTATATATTAAACATTCCACCATCTCCGCTAGAATCCTTAGATGAAATCTTATCCATTGAAAGTGTATTTTTATATTTTTGAGGGTGTATTTTATTCCATCCTTTGGCATATCCTCTCTTTGCTATCTCTGTAAAATACGCAAATGCATTAGTATACTTTGGGTTGAAATTACGCCAGTATTTTAGTAAATCTAACATTGCAAATTGTAAACAGTCGTCTCTGTCATCATTATTCACATACGTTAATTTATTTATTGCTCTTTCTGCGAGTAACATTAACATTTTCTCTGCAGTAGGTGTCAATTTATCTTGATCTTTAGATTCTACGATTGCATTGTAAAGATCTTTATTGTTGAGGTAATTTTTCTTTCTAGCCACTTTTTCCTATTTAGTTTAAGGTTATACGAAAAAAAGCCCATTTGTTTCCAAACGGGCTTCAATTAATAATTTATATATGAGTATTAAACTCCTGCACCTGCTTCTAACTCAACTCTAAATTTTTCAATTCTAAGAGGTTCGTCGTTTGCAAAAACAGTTAATGTGTCATCTTTTCCAGCTGAAGCGTATTCTACTGCGTCTACTTTGATGGCATCTCCAACTTTTAAACCTTCAGCTTCTCTAGAAATAGTTGCATCTAAGTATCCGTCAGATAGTCCAAGTAACTCTTCATTTTGAGCGTCTGTTAATTCTTCGCTTAATCTAGTTATTTCTGTATTGATCAAATTATCAGCTGCTTTAATATCTGGTAGATTTCTATCAGCTTCTGCTATACGTCCCTTTTGATCTTTTAGAAATGCGATCATTTCATGTAGTTGAGCAATTTTAGTTCTTTTAGCATCTCTTCTTTCAGAAAATGATTCTAAAATATCTTCAACTAGAAATGTCACATCTGCACCTGTGTGCTCTGCAACATAATCAATTGCTGCGTCTGGTAATAATTTAGAAAATTTACCAATAGTAGTTTCTTCGTTTAATCTCCAAACATAAACGTTATGTCCAGCTTTCATTGTTGCTATAGAAATATTGTTAGATCTAGATTCTACTATAAAATCTAATCTTTTATAAACACTGTGGTTTTTACCAGTAAATTCAAATAATCTAAATAATGATTTATCTTCATATTTGATATATCCTGAAGCAAATATAGATTCTACTACAGAATCACTATGATTTAATATCTCAATGTTATTTGCGAAAACTGTATTTTCACTTACGTTGTATGTGAATCTAATTGCTCTAGGAGATCTATTCATTGTAGAAAGAAACGCTTCTAATAGAGCTATTTCATTCTTAGCTTCATTTAAAGCTTCTGTAGATTTTCCTAGTTTTACAGTTTTAGTGCTTTCTTTTAAGAAAGCTAATTTTTCCTGAGCTTCGATTGTTTTATTGAAATTATCGAATGCACTTTCATCTATCGAAGACACTGTTGATTTATTATTGTAGTCGTAGATAAAATCAACACTATTTTCGTTAATGTTAAATGTTCTTTGACCTGCTATTAATGAATTAAAATCTGCATTAGCCTCGTTGAACATGTCAATGTGGCTTCCAACTATTTTAAAATTTTGGCCAGCAACATTGAAAACATAGCCATTTCCGTGTTCTAAAACAGGTGAAATAATGTTTTTATTTAATTTTGCCATCTCTTTTAAGATTTTTTATTTACTATATATATCATTCTACTATTCATCGAATGGTAAGTCACGCCCTGTGACGTTATAATTGTCCCCCAACATAGTTCTTTCTTGGTCGGTTAATTTATCTTCTAGATTTATTGAAGAATTACCAATTGTGAACATTCTATTACTTTGTTTTCTTCTTTTGGTAACGTTAACGATCTCTTCTCTAAGCTCTAGTCTTTCTCCTAAGTTCTCGTCATCGCATATACCTGTTTGTAGCCAAACTTCACCGTTAAATTCCCATTTTGCACCCGTTGAATTATCACAATATACGTGTCCAACTGGAATACCAGTTATAAATCCATTAGGATCTCCGAAATTACCTTTAGCTCCAAGTGAAAAGTATTCAGTGGTATATTTTCTAATTTGATCTTCTTCAAATTGGAAATCAGGAATAAATGAATTTATCTCTAAGCTAAAAGTTACTTTATGATTTCCTTTATCGTCGAATCCATATTCAATTGGTCTTTCTTGTGTGTAATCATCTGGCATCATGTATTGTGAACTTATTCTATATGTACCGTCTTCAATATGTCCAGCATCTACATGATAGAAATTAGCCTTATACATTTTTTTAACAAGTGCTTCTGTTACTTTAAACAAATCTAATTGACTTGAAAGCAAAATTTCAATATCTACACCTACATTAACAGGAATCATTTGAAATTCTGCAACAAAACCTTCCATAAAACCCTCATCGTTGATTCTGTTATAATTACCTAAATTTCTTTTGTTAACTAATTTAGATGGATCAACTGCAAATGATGTTAGATTAACAATTCCTCTTGGAACTTTGTCATAGTTTCCATCTGCAAATTCTCCATCTGGATCACAACCAACTCCATTTGCATTAGAAAATAAAAATGCATCTTTTAGGAAGTTTTCATCCCCAGAAACAGAATAAAAAAATGGAACATCGACAACTACTCTATTATCATTCGTGAGTTGTCTCTTAAAACTTAATTTACTATTTAGATCTGCTAATAGACCTATAATGATATGTCTAATAACTGAATCGTCTTTGTTGTATTTAAGATTATATGTAGCCACTTAATTAAAGTATGTATTTATGGTTGTTTTATATATCATGACTTTATTCTATGCTTTCTATAGATAGTTTTGAAAAGCCATTTTCTCTATAAATTTGTATCTTCTTATCGAAGATTTCATGAGGTAGTACAGTGTGATTAATTACAAATGTATTAATCTTATTTTCTTTAATAACCTGATTTAAAATCTTTAAGATATTGTATACACCATCATGATCAACTGAAGATAAAAGCTCATCTAAAAATAACATATTAAGCTGTGGAAATCTTAGTTTAAGTATTTTAATAATTGCAATGATAATAATAAAATCTGCCTTCTTTCTTTCACCAGTAGACAAAGTCATTGGATTAATATCTTCACCTAAGTGATTGATGATACAATTAAATTTCTCATCAAATCTTATATGAAATGGTAAATGCATGGTTTGAGCCATTGCTGCAATATTGGTGTTGAGTCCTGGTAGAATAGTTTTCACTGCTAGATTTTTAACACCATCTTCACCTAAAATGTTTTCAACTATTTCCATAAAGCTATAATCTCCATTTAGGTTATCTTTGCTTTTAGATTTTTCAGATTCTTTTTCTTCAAATTCTGTAATTAAATTTCTTAAATGATCAAAATCACCACCGGCTGGCGTGTTCTTTAATTTAAGCAATTCACCTTTAAGGCCTCTCATTGTAACTTTATGATCAGAAATTTGAGACTCTAATTCTAATTTAGATTCTCTAGCATCCGTTACTCTTTCTGATAAAACATCCATCTCACCTTTAAGTGATTTGATATTGTTCATGTTAGTTTTGATGTTATCTTCAAATTCACATATTTGGTTTGTGTGCCAATCAGAAGTTAATTTAGTTTCACATGTTGGACAATGACCACTTTCATAGAGTTTTAATTTTTTATTGAGATAATCTATTTCTCTTTTAATGTCTTTGGCATCTGAGTGCTTATCATTATATTGCGTATTGAACTTATTCATCTCACTTTCGTGATTTGTTCTATCTTTGTCTAATGTATCTACTGTAGACTTAAGAGAAACTAAACTTTCTTTTAATTCTTCTATTTTTGATTTATTTGCAGTAGTTGATTCTTCTAATAAAGTATTAAGTTTGCCCCTAACAGAACCTATTGAATTCATAATTTCATTAAGTTCACTTTCATATGAATCAATATCCATTTTAACCTGTCTTCTTTCATCTTTTATTTGACGCTGCATATCATTAAGAATAGAAAAACCAAACATCTTATCGATGATTTGTTTTTTATCTTGATTAGACATGGTTAAAAATGATTTAAAATCATTTACTGATAAAATAATAATGTTTTTGAATACGTGATATGGAATACCAAAGACCTCTTCTTCTAGATAATCTTGTACAGATTTTTTACCGGCTTTATCGAATTCTACACCATTTAATTTGACACTAAATTTATTAGGCAATAATCCTCTTTCTATTTCGACATTAAGTGCTCCGCATTTTAATCCAATACGGACATACAGTTCTTTATTGATTCTATTTGGTAGATCAGATAATTTGACGCCTTCAACTTTACCGTAAAGTGCATATATCATTGCGTTAGCAATAGTAGTTTTACCATCACCATTTTTACCAAGTGTCAAAAATAATTCAGAATTTGTTTGTTCAAATTCTAATCTTTGCAACTGGTTTCCATAACTCGCAAAATTCTTAAACTCTATAAAATCTATTCTCATGCCTCTGTATCGTAGTTATATGCACATTGTGTGTACAGCTGTTTTAATTTGGTCTTGAGCTTTTGTTTCATATCTTCATCATCTGCTATACTATCAACATACATATCACATAAATTTAAGATATTGTAATTCTTATACATTTCTTCTATCTCATCTATGTCGTAAAAATCTTTGTCGATGTAGTTTTCTTCTTGATAGATATTTGGCTCTAGTTTTCTACTTATGTGTTGAATCTTATTGATCAATAAACTTAAAGCATTAGTAGTGGCTATTTGACTGGGCACAAATAAGTCAACAAAATTATTTTCTATTTGTGATTTAAATGTCCCTAATGTAATGTCGAATAGTTGCGTAATATTGTATTTAAGGAATTTAGGAGAAATATGATTCTCATAAAATGATTCTTCCATATTTGATAAATCTACAAGATCAAAGCCCTTAGAGTTATTTGCGTCAGATCTGGTCAACTGATATGGTGTTCCAACCATTAATAACTTACCACGTTCTTGTCTAAAGTGGATGTGTCCTGAGTATACCCGTGTGTATTTATCATATACATTAGAATCTGTACCGTGTTCATTCTTAACTTTAGCATTAAGATAAATACCTTTAACTTCAGAATGACAAAATACAATATCTGTTTGTGGGAAATCTGCTAGAGTTTGAGTTTCATGCTCTGCGTCTCTTCTCCATGGCATCATTAATATCTTTCTATTATTCCAATTTAATAATTCAGGTTCTTTATAGATCTGAACATTAGGAATCCATTTTAAACTATCGATCGATGTTATCTCATTCGACTTTTTAGCCCATATGTCGTGATTACCACATATAACATGAACTGGCAATATTTCACCTAGTCTTTCAAATAGATTAACTGCATAATTTAATACTTTAATATTAATAGATTGTCTATTATCAAAAGTATCTCCCACTTGTACTAGAACATCTCCAGGTTGTACGTGTTCCTTTAATGTAGGTATAAATAAATTCTCAAAGAAATCTTTTTGAATTT